CAGTTGTTGAGATCGTCAGGTCTCTCTCTGTAACTATACTTTGGGCGTGTGTAACGTCTTCTAGACGTCCGTACTGGACGACTACTCACGGACTTCCTTACAACATTAATCATATTGTGAGAAAGCTCATCCCTAGGCATTTTGCTTTGGCACGGCATATATTTAAGAAGCGAGAATTATTAATGAATCGTTATTTGGATTTTGACTATCATGTTGATTCCGAGTGTGATCACTCCTTCGCTTGTCCGTGTTACATAAGTGTTATTGGAAAAGGTGAATGTTCCACGTTCACATCTCGTATTGAATGTTGGAAGAAAGACGATGCTATTACGACCGTGGTTGCTGAATTGAGTGCTGCCTTTAAACTTGACGGGACATCGGTTGTACCTGGTGATGGTGATGTGGAGCTCTTGCGTTTCATGTCCAAAATCCCTAAAGAAGCCAACATTAAGATTGTTCCCCCGCCCCCTATAAAGGTGGGTTTTCCCCAGTCTTTGCCCTACATCGGCCCGAATCCTGTTATTCAGGGTATCTACAAGCGTGCAGATATGCGTTATGTGTCGAATCTACTTAATCATGCTTGGGACCCTGATAATGCAGAAGATCGTAAGTTCTTTGAACAACAGATATGGAGTGTGTCAGCATCGTACACTACTAAGACTGGTCGTGTTGATCCGGTGCTTCTTACCAGCCAGTTGGTTCGTCCCCTTTCGTTGTATAACGCGGCCTTCGGGCTCATTAATGGTAAACCGACCGTCGTGCCTTCTATGGCAAATCTATTTCCTTCTAAGTACGCTGATGCTGTCCTTAAACAGGTTCGTCCAGTGCATAAGCCTATTGATGGATCGTCTGTAGCATGGTCGGGTGTTAATGATGCTCTGCGGTATATGTACCACCATTTTGGTACTGCGGATAAGATAGGTCGATGTAATATACCATTCTCAATAGATGATGTCGAGGGTATGCCCTTAGGAACGTCTGGTGGTCTCAATAAGCCGCCGTCGGGGCCAGATGCTCTTCCCCCTGCTATCCAGACTGGGCGTAACACCGTTAAAATCAGCGCAAGTGCTAAGAAATATGAGAACTTTCCTACTGATTTGCACTCTTTGTGTAACTGGTTGCTTGATCCCAATGCTCCTGACCTGCCTATATTCTGGAATATTGTTCCGAAGAATGAGATGTTTGTTGATTTTATAAAACAGATGTCTATTCCAGAGTGGGATCTTTTACTAATGAAACTTCGCACTTATGTGATCCCGTCCTCTCTGTTTATCTTGATGGAGAGACTGGTGTGCAAGGTGCGTTTCCGTATGGAACGTGGACGCGTAATTCAGATAGGACATGGACACTCACGGGGGGGAGCAGATCGCTTAGCGGCGCGTCTTAGGGTCAATTTTCTAAATGATATGAAGGCTATTCTTGTAGAGGGTGATGTTCGCAATTTTGATCAGTCCGTGTGGGAACAATTGGTGGATCTCTACTATTCCCATGGACTTGTCTACGATGTGCCCAATACCCCAGAGTATGATGTGAGGCTTCGCATTACTAAATTTCTTATTCGTGCAATTCTTTGTCGTCTTACACATCTCTTTGGTTCTGTTTGGGGAATACAGACCGGAGGGGTTCCTAGTGGCGTGCTCAATACTAGCCACATGGACTCGTGGATCATGGCCCTATGGTTTTTTCTCTTTGGTGTCCATCAAATAAAGACTGCTCTCCCGGAGCACAGAGAGAAATTGGAGGAGGCGTTGCTTGAGCTGATAGCCATAATTGTGTATGGGGATGATCACGTGTGGAACAAGACTGAGGATGAGATGATCGCGTCTTATTTCTCTGGCCATAATTTTGGTCGATTTATGAAGTCTTTTTTCAATGTGGAAGTGAGAGGCATAAAAGATGGTGTCACTTTTCTTAGTGACACTTATTTGGGAATGATTACGCGAATGGGCGTTACGTTCCTACGTCACCAATTTGTACGCAACCCATACGCCCATGAGCCAGGGCAATGTAAGTACCTCCCCTTTCGAGAGTCGAGGGAATACTTTGCTCGTGTAGCGTGGGGTAAGGAGAATCGTGAGCGGACATGTCTCGATATCCTCCTGTCATGTATGGGTCATGCCTATGGGACCTATGGATCGAATGTTCATGCATGGTATGGGCTGCGAATGATCTATTTGGAGACGATAAAGGCTATGGGTTTAGAAGAGGCCCAATGCCTGCGTGATGTGGTGGAAAATATCCGTGAGGCTGACTTTAAGGAAATGCGTAGAAAGGATATATCTCGTGAGGACATACTGCAGGGTTTCCCAACAATGGAAACTCTAAAAAAAAAAAATATATATGACGAAGCTTACCATGAGAGAATTTTCGCAGATGAATCGATTGCGAAATGGGAG